GTACTCGGGGAGGCGCAACTCGCCGAGCTCGCATTGGAGCCAATATTTGCGGGCTCAAACTATCCATTCGGCAAATGACAGTGGGAATTGCATGAACGACATACGCTCAGCGCTGGCGGCCGCGATGCATTCGCAGGCCGGTGTGGCGCGCGGAAACACAGTGCCGATCAAGTCGGATTCTCGTAACGATAAGAGCATTGCCACACGGCCGGAGGATGGCGGCAGAGCAGAAGCTGGGTCAAGCAAATTGGAATCGGGGATACGCGAGCTTCCGGCGAACTGGACGACGTCCGATAAGGACGTGTTTAGGGCCCTACCCGAACCGACACAGGACTTCATCCTACGACAATGCCGCAGGATTGAAGCGGACCTCGCTAACAAAAGCGAACGGCTGGCTGCATTTCACAGAGAATATGAGCCGGTCGCGAAAATGCTTGAGCCCTTCGCTGGAAGGCTGAAAGAGCTCGGCCTGACCCCACAATCGGCGATTCAGCGCTATATCGACATTGAGCGGCGGCTGGCCGGAGGAGATGGAGTTGCCGTGATCAGAGCGCTCGTGGACGGTTACAAGGTTGCCCCGGACCAGGTTATCGAGGCGCTCGGCTCGAGATTGCCCGAGGCACGGCCGGCTCTGTTGTCCCGTCCGGAGAAAATTGATCGCCAGCCGCCCCTCAATGTCACGCAACACGCAGCTACGCTACGCCATTTCGAATCGCAGCTTGAGCAGTTCAAAACCGCTGAAGACGCCGCCGGCAGCCGCCTCTATCCGCATTACGAAGACGTCGAACCCGACATGGCTGCGATGGCTCTAGCATACCGGACTCGCGCGCAAACGATCCCACCCTTGGAAGAGCTTTATGAACGGGCTGTTTGGGCGAATCCGGGGTTGCGCAGGGCGCTCGCCCAGCAGGGATCAGGCATAACAACCGCTGATGCGGAGGCAAAGCCGAAAATACCGGCAAGACGGCCGGCGTCGACTTCCAGCATCGACGAATCGAAACGAGCGATTACGACGCAATCGGCCCGCCGGTCCCTGCGCGACGAAATCCTGGCACACGCCGGCGGTTTCTGATCCTCCTGATCGGACGGATTGCTTAGATCGAGGGACCCACAGGAACATACCCGGCTGTGCGGCATCGCTTCCTCTAAACTCAAGGAAAATTCCATGGTTGATGTCGCTGCGATGGGCGATCGCATCGAGACGGCTGACGATCTCGGGGCAGGTGACGCCGCTACCTTCGCCTACTGGGAGATCCAGGAACGCATCGCGGAGAAAGAGGAGCGGCCCTGGATCAAGCGCGCTCGCGAAATCGTCAAACGCTATCGTGACGAGCGGCCCCAGGGCGGTCCCCGCACCAGCCGCTTCAATATTCTTTGGTCCAACGTGCAGACATTGCAGCCGACGCTTTACTCGCGTACGCCACGCCCCGACGTCGAGCGCCGCTTTCACGACCAGGACCCTACCGGACGGCTCGCCGCGATCCTGATCGAGCGCTGCCTCACCTATGCGGTCGACGCGGCGGATTTCGACGCCATCATGCGCGGCGTCGTGGAGGACCGGTTGTTGCCGGGGCGCGGGGTGGCAAGGGTGGTCTATGTGCCACACTTCAGGACACAATCGTCAGTCAGTAGCCAGAACGAGCAAGGAGCGGTTGGAACTGGGGATGGTCTCATTGCTGATCAGCGACTACCGATGCCTGAAGATCACGAAGTGGTCTTCGAGGAGGTCAAGCCCGTCTATGTGTTCTGGGAGGATTATCGCGAAGGGCCGGCGCGGCAATGGAGCGAGGTCCCCTGGGTGCGTTTTCGCGCCTACCTCACGCGCGACGAGCTAATTGTTCGCTTCGGGCCGGAGAAAGGCCGCAAGGTCAACCTCGACCATGCGCCACGCGGTGGTAGCGAGTCGTTGAAGGACGATCCGCCGCCGGATGTATTCAAGAAAGCCATCGTGCACGAAGTCTGGGACAAAGCGGCCAAGCGCGTGATCTGGTACGCGCCGGGAACACCGGACCTGCTCCTCGATCAACAGGACGATCCACTGCGGCTGCCCGGTTTCTTTCCGAATCCGGATCCCCTGCTTGCCACCACGACAAACGACAAGCGCATCCCGGTCCCCGATTTCGTCGAATATCAGGACCAGGCGCACGAGCTCGACGTCATCACTGCGCGTATCGATCGATTGACGCGCGCGCTCAAGGTCTCCGGCATCTATCCTGGGGAGGAAAAGCAACTGCTGCAGCAGCTGATCGACGAAGGCACTGAAAACCGCCTCATCCCGGTGGCGGACTGGCCAGCGTTCGTTGACAAGGGCAGTCTTGCCAACATGATCCAATGGCTGCCGGTGCAACAGATCGCTGAAACCCTGGTCCAGCTTTACAATGCGCGCGACCGCGTGAAGGCCGCGCTCTACGAAATCACCGGCATTGGGGACATCATGCGCGGCATGACCAACCCGCAAGAGACGCTCGGCGCGCAGGAGCTGAAAGCCAATTTCGCCACGCGCCGCATCGTGCCCCAGCAGAAAGAGGTGGGCCGCTTTGCGCGCGACCTCCTGCGTCTGATGGGCGCCGTCATCGCTGAGCATTTCTCGGAGAAGACCATTGGCATGATCAGCGGATATGCCCAGCTCGACCCTCTTGTTGCACCTGATGGTGCCATGGGGGGCGGAGCCCCGGGGTTGCTCGGCCCGAACGTGGCGCCAGCGGTGCTCGAGGCGAATCTAGCGCGGGCGCAGCAATTCGCGGCGGCCGTGGCGTTGATGCGGCAGGACGGCGCGCAAGGGTTCCGCATCGATATCGAGGCGGACTCGACCATCGCGCCCGATGAGCAGGCGGAAAAACAGGCACGCGTCGAGTTCCTGCAGCAGATGGTCCCGTTGCTCGAACAGGTGGTGCCGCTCGCCATGGGTAACCCGGCGCTCGCCTCAGTGTGCCGCGAGATCACATTGTTTGCAGCGCGCGGGTTCCGAATCGCACGCACATTGGAGGAGACCCTGGAACGGGCATTTGATGTACTTGCGCGGATGCCGGCCGCGGCGCCCGAAGGCTCTTCAGCAGGCAGGGCGGCCGCTGCCGATGTCGCCATCCGTGCGCACGCGATCGATGCGAAGTCGCAGATCGAGCGCGATAAAAACGCCATCGCTGCTGCCAAGGCTTTCGGCGATCATCAGCTCGAACAGGCGAAGCTTGCGGCGCAAAGCTTGGCGGAGCACGCCCGGCTTGGTGTTGAGACTGAGCGGCTCGAGACGGAGAAAGTCTCGCTCGGTTTGCGCGCAGCGGAGGCCGCGGCCCGGCAAGCGCAAGACTTGGGGTGATTGGCTGGGTGGAACAAGCTTCGGTTGCAAATTGCGCTTGTATTTGTTCTCTTTTTGTTCTTACATGCCGCCGCTGATCACAGCCGATGGGTCCAGTGCTTTGACCTGAACCTCGGTCTAAGGGGGCGTCCGAATGCGGCTCTGGCGGGCGGTTTGTAAGGGCGTCGATGCGTTCGCGCGAGAAATGCAGACAGGCAGGAGGCTAGCTGTGCCGCCAATCGTTGAACCTATTTCGAACCAGGGCAGATCCCTGCATGATTCGGAATTAACGCAAGCTGAGCGCGAGGCGATGGCGCGCAAGCACCGCTCCGAGTCGCGCCTGCGGGAAGAAGGCGTGCCCTTCATCCGTCACTTGCCGCGTATCGAAACGAGAGATGAGGTCAAGCTACGCACCAAAGAGGAGATTGCCTATCGGTCGCTGGCTCTGACGGTCGTTACTGCCAAGGCGGTCGGCATGCGCCAGCCGAGCGTCGAAAACGCTGTCAAGCAGCTCGGACTGGCTCCCCATTTCAGCCGACGCGAGCGCGGCTTCATTCTCGATCCTACGCCGCCGCACCAGGATGTGGTCCACTTTTCCTGGTCCGGAGAGGCGGCGTGGCCGTTGTTCTGGGCCCTCGGATTTGTTGATCGGCTTGATCGGCCGATAACTGTGGTTGGCGAGCGTGACCTGCCGCACGCCGTTCACGCCGTACAGGACCATGGCGCACAGCCGTATATCGACAGCGCACGGTTGCGGGCTTTGGACGAGGTTCTAGACCAAATCGATCTAATTTATCGATATCACTGGGCTGTGCGCGAAGCTTGGTTGCGCGGGCACAAAATGCCGGCGGGCCTCGATCCGGGTGTGGTCGAGGAGCGGCATCACGCGCTCAATTGGCTTGCTGTTCCAAAGGATGAACAACCCGACGAATGGCCCGACTGGGATGAAGTCGACACCAGCACCTAGCGGCATTTGCCTTCATTGCACGCATTATCTGGTCCCGCCGAATTGAAAGGCATTACACCTGCTTGTGCATGCGGCCGACTGCTTCACCCTATTTGCCTGCGCAGTCGAAGTTGTTGAACTAAGGCACGGATTTCGGCGAGTACCTACGGAGGACCCCAAGAAGGCTTGAAACATCCTGTGTCCTCTGTCATCGGCCTTCTGCCTTCCGCTTGACGCTCCATAAACAAAATGTATGTCGTTTTGCCAATATCGACCATCAGGAATCATTGAGCACCTGATCCTTATCACTTCTCTCACCCCTGACTCTCTGATTTTGCCACAAACTGATTTTTATTCCTGACTCCCGGAGATCGTATGACTGACCAGGACGAGGCTGGCGCCGCGGATGCCAGCGCGCAGGATATTCGCAGCGCCGTTGCGGCCGCGCTGAATGAGAGCGAAGACGCACAGCCTGCGGCGGACGAGGACCTTGCGCGGGCCGAAACCGCCCGGCTGGCCGAGGCTGGTACGGAGCCTAAGGTGGCCGACGACAAGGACGAAGATGCGTCTCGACGCGCGGCTGGCCCTGCTCAATCGCATTCCGACAACAGCCTTGCCCCGCCCGGTCGCTGGAGCGCCTCGCAGAAGGAGATGTTCAAATCTTTGCCCGATGTGGCGCAACGGTTCCTGCTCGAGCGCCACCAGGCAATGGAGGCGGACCACCATCGCAAGACTCAAGCGATTGCCAGCATCCGCCGCGACCACGAAGCGATCGGCGGCCTGTTCGCGCCGTACCGCGAGGTGATGCAGGCGCGCGGGATTACGCCACGTCAAGTGATCGAATATTGGGCCGACACAGAGCGCCGGCTAGGGCAGGGCGATGGGGTCGCTGTGATCAAAGGAATCGCGGAAGGCTATGGCATCGACCCGGACAGTATCGCGGCAGCGCTCGGGATCAGTACGGCGGCGAGCGACCAACGTACTGCTGAACGGCGCGCGGCCAACCCGCCGCACCCGCAGCGCCAATCGCCAGGGCAAGTTGAATCAGCACTTGCCGAGATCGCGCGCATCAAAGAGCGCCTCGCCGCCGACGATCGCACTCGTGCCGAGGCAGCACGAGCCGCCCAGGAGGCCGGTCGGCGCAAGCGCATTGCTGATATCGAGAGGTTCAAGAGTGCCGCCGACGAGCACGGAAACCTGCTCCACCCTTATGCGACCGAAGTCGAGGAAGACATGCTCCACCTCGCTTACGTTGCACAAGCCAGAGGACAGGACGTGCCGCCCCTGCAGGAACTCTATGATCGAGCCGTCCGCGCAAACCCCTCCACCTACCATGCGCTGCGCCTTGCAGAACAGCAATCAGTCGCACGCCAGATCAAGGACGAGGCCAGGGCAAAGGCGGCCGCCGCAAAGCGTGCGGCATCCAGTGTGACCGGCGCCCCCGGTGCCGGTCCGGCCCCAATCGGGCGCTCCTCCGTCCGTTCACTGCGCGAGGAGATCCTGTCACACATGGACAGCGACTAGACCTCCTGGGGTCGGACACCAGCTGCACCCTGTGAGCGACCCTGAACACTTATGCCGGACGCTCGGCTGGTCCTGGCGCCGGATGGGATCCCCACATCAAATTTCAAACAAATCTTTGAGGATATGAATGGCAACACCAAATACAAATTGGTCGGAAGTCACCACCACCACGCTTTACAATCGCTCACAAAAGCTCGCCGATAACGTCACCAAGAACAACGCGCTGCTGCGCCGGCTGTCGCAGAAAAGCAAGATCAAGCCGTTCGATGGTGGCCAAGCCATCGTTCAGGAAATCGAATACGCGGAAAACGGAACATTCAAACGTTATTCGGGTTATGACGTTCTTTCGATCTCGCCCTCCGACGTGTTCACGGCCGCCCAGTACCCGATCGCCCAGGCGGCAGTTGCCATCTCCATCTCCGGTCTGGAAATGCTTCAGAATGCCGGCAAGGAGAAGATGATCGACTTGCTCGAGGCGCGCATCGGTAATGCCGAGCGCACGATGCAGAACAATATCTCCAACGACTGCTACTCGAATGGAACCGCCGATGGCGGTAAGCAGATCGGCGGGCTGCAGCTGCTCGTCGCCGACATCGCTAACTCCGGCGTGGTCGGTGGGATCGATTCGTCAGCCTGGGCATTTTGGCAGAACCAGGTGCAGAGCTTCGCGAGCTACGGCCTGACGCCGGGGCCTGCCACCATCCAGACCATGATGAATCGCGCTTGGCTGTCGCAGGCTCGCCAGTCGGACCGACCCGATCTGATCGTCGCCGACAACACGTTCTTCCGCTACTACTGGGAAAGCTTGCAGGCAATCCAGCGCATTTCGGAAGAAAAGAGCGGCATGGCTGGGTTTGCCTCGCTGAAGTTCATGGATGCCGACGTGGTCTACGACGGCGGTTTCCAGGGAAACGTGGCGGGCAATGCGAGTGTGCTCGGAACGGGAGGCTCATGGCTTTCTGGCGGCGGCGCGCCCGCCTCGCACATGTATCTTCTCAACACCGAATACATCTTCCTGCGTCCGCATAAGGAACGTGACATGGTTCCGCTCGATCCGGATCGCTTCAGCGTCAACCAGGACGCCATGGTCAAACTCATAGCTTGGGCGGGCAACATGACCTGCTCCAACCGCTTCCTGCAATGCGTGATCACGCAGTAATAATAGGAGTGCATCACAATGGCTTATGCGCCTGTCGAAGCACGCGAAGGCGTGCAGCCGATCGCGCTCGCTGCGAACAATCAAAACCATCCGCTCGGATCCATCATTCGCGCATATGATCCAAGTTACGGTGAAGGCGAATTCATCTATCTGCCGGGCGTCAGCGGAACCGTGACTGGAACGGTTGTGACCTGGGGCGGCGTTTCCGGCTCGGGCGCGACCGCCAAGCCTACGTGGCAGACTGCGCTCGCGCCTGCCACCGCAAATCTTGGCCAGCCGCTCGCCGTCGCGATGGCAGCCACCGGAGCCGGCCAGTTCGGCTGGTACCAGATCGCCGGTACGGCGGTCGTTGCCGAGAACGCTACGTTCGCCGCAGCGAGCAAACCCTATCTGGCAGGGTCCGGCCGACTGACAACCGCCCAGGCCAACGGCTGCCAAGTGGTCGGCGCGGTCACCGTTACCGGCGACGGTACGCCTGTCGCCGGGTTTGGGCTTGTTCATATTAACCGCCCGGCGGCGCAGGGACAGACGGTTTAACAGGAACTGGGGTCAGGAGTCAGGAAGTATTTCTTGCTGCCTTCCCAGATCCGATCTCCTGGCCCCTCGATTCTAACTCCTGTTTCCAGACAGCTGATTTCCCTGATTCCCGGAACCTGACCTCATGACTCTGACACGCAAAGACAATCTCGTTCATCTCGGATTGCCCGCCCATCTCACCAACGAGCTTGAAACACAGGTCGCGCCGCTGGCGGACCCCCGCCTTACCGCCCCTAATCTGATCCAGGAAACCGCAGCCGACGGTGTCGTCGCGCATGCTGGCGGTGGCCAAGCAAATGCGACGCCGATCACCACTCAGACCACCCGCGTCACAACGGTTGCAACCCCTGGCGACAGCATCGTACTCCCGGCGAGCCAGCCCGGACTCGAGTTGATCGTCATCAATCACGGTGTCAATCCGATGCAGGTCTACGGACTTGGGTCGGACACGATCAACGACGTTGCGGTTGCAACTGGTGTGTCGCAAATGCAAGGCTCAGTCGTAATCTATACCTGTGTGACCGCGGGCGCGTGGTACACCGAAGGCCTCGCCACGGGCTACGCCACTGGCAACGGCGGGGCGTTCCAAACTTTCTCCTCGATCGACAACCTCACAGCTCACGCGGGCGGCGGCCAAGCACTGGGCACCGCTCTCACCGCCATGCAGAACCGGATCACTACTGTCGCGAGCGCCGGGGACAGTGTGAAACTGCCACCCTCGGCGACGGGCATGTCGCTCACCGTGATCAATGCGGCGGCCGCCAACAACATGAACGTCTTTCCGGCGAGCGGCGAAAGCATCGATGCACTCGGCGCCAATGCGGCGCGGGCGATTGCCGCGAACAAAACCTGCGAGTTCTTCTGCGTTACCGCCGGGCAGTGGCATTCGCTTATCAGCGCCTGATCAGAGCAAAGGAAAATCATGTCCATCGCTAACGCCACATATACCCGCAGCACCTCGCTGGCCGCCAGCGAGGCGCGCAACTACCCGCGCTTCTTTCTCGAGACGGTGCGCGACAATCACTCCTCGCGTCACCACGGTCGCGAGATCTTCCGCGAAGAGGAGCGCGTCGAGATCATCATGCCGGGCAATCCCTACACGCGCCCAATCATGCGTGTAACGGAGGAGCATCGCCAGACCTGGCCGAAACAGTATGAGGCTTTCAAAGCGGGCCAGGAGATCGCAGCCGAGGGCACCCCCCTCGAAGCCTGGGCGCGGATGCGGCCGAAACAGCTGCACGAACTCAAGGCACTGGGGTTCCGGACGGTCGAGCACATCGCCAACATGGACGATCAAGCGGCCGGCCGGGTCGGTGCTGGAGGCCAGGACCTGCGGCAGGTCGCGCAGGCGTTCCTCAATGACGCTGCCCGAATGGCAGCCGTCGAGCGGCTCGCTGCGGAGAACGATGCCAAGAACGCCGAGATTGAGGATTTGCGGCTAAAGCTTCACGGGCTTGAGCAGACAATAGAGCGTGTCGCGGCCAGCAAAGAGCCCGCGGCAGCGCCGCCGGTGTTGGCGTCATCGCTCGATGAGTTCGCCAAGCCCGCAGCGAACGCGGCGAAAAACTCCTAACTGCGAACACGGGCAAGCGAGCGTAGAACTGATGTCGCTTCTATCAATCTGTCAGGAAGTTGCCGCCGAGATCCCGGTGGCGCCACCGGTTGGCATTATCGGCAATCCGGACGGCACGGCCCAGTTGATGCTCGCGTTGGCTCAGCGGGCCGGCGAGGCGCTGGCGCGACGCCCGCCTGGCGGCTGGGTTAACATGATCCGGGAATACGATTTTGCAACGGCGGCCGTGTCGATATTCTCAGGTAGCGTGGCCAATACGGGGCCCGGGGGGAACGCCATCATCTCCGGTGCCACCCCAGCGGCAATTTCGGCCGTCACACCAACTGCCTGGGTGGCGTTCGGTACCGGCCTCAAGATCAACTCCCTGGTTGCCGCGGTCAATTATGCCTCAGGCACCATCACTCTCAACCAGCCGGCGGCGACCCCAGGATCCGGTCAATACATGCTCGGCCAATCCGATTATCCGGTGCCGGCCGATTTTGCACGGCCGCTTGATAACACGCTTTGGGACCGGTCGCGTTTCTGGTCGATGCGCGGACCGCAGTCGCCACAGCAATGGCAGTTGTACAAGTCCAGTGTGGTCGGACGGGCTTCCATTCAGCGCCGGTTCCGTTTCCGTCGCGCTGGCTGGCTCGCGGGCACCACCGGCAGCGGGCAGAATGTGTTCTCAGTGGACCCGGTGCCGACCGACAACGGTGCTCAGCTCGTTTTCGAATACGTGTCGAATGCGTGGTGCCAGTCGGCTGGCGGAGTGCCGCAAAGCGCCTGGGCGGCGGACACCGATACGGCGATTCTCGACGAATACCTGATCAAACTCGGCTTGCGCTGGCGCACCCTGCGCCGGTTGGGAATGTCTTACGCAGATGAGCTCGACGAGTACGAACGCGCGGTCGCCAAGGCGATGGCGCATGACGGTGGTGCCGCGATTCTCGATCTCGCACCCCCCGATCGGCTCACTTTGATCGGCCCTTGGAACTTCCCGGAAACCAACTTTGGAAACGCGGTCGGGTGATCAGGAATCGGGGTTCAGGAGGGCGGGAGTCAGGAAGGAGTAGCCGATCGTGAACTCGTGGCATGGCTTCCTACTCTTCCTTCCTGATACGATTTCCTGATTATTGGATCCTGTTGATGGCTATTCTTCCCCGCTCCCAACGGCTTGCGCTCGCTGCTCAAGCCTCCGCACGGCCTGTTTCCGTGCCAGCCCCGATCACCGGATGGAACGCGCGCGATGCACTCGACGAAATGCCGGCAACCGACGCCGTGTTACTTGATAATTGGTACCCGGATTACTCGGGCTGCGCGGTGCGCAACGGCTTTGTTCTCTATTCGACCGGTGTCGACTCATCCCCGGTGCGCACGCTCGCGGAATACAATGCGGGAGCCACACGCCGCTTCTTGGCCGCGGCTGGCGGCAAGTTCTATGATATCTCGATTGCGGGAGCGGCCGGCGCGCCGCTCGCGAGTGGGTTTGCGAGCGATGCCTGGCAGACGGTGCCCTTTCTGTCGCGGCTCTATTTCTGCAACGGCATCGATACCGTGCAAGTCTTCAACGGTAGCTCGTTCGCGAGCGCCAGCTTCACGGGGGCCTCGAGTCTCGCGTTCATTGGTTGCATCCAATATCAGAACCGCTTGTTCTTTTGGCTGCCGAATGCAACCGGCTTCTACTATGCGCCGCTCAATTCGATCAGCGGGGCGCTGGCATTCTTTGACCTCGCCGCGTTTGCTCCGCACGGCGGAAACCTCACCGCGGCGGTCACGTTCAGCCATGACGGCGGCAACGGTGTCGTGGATTTCGTCGCCTTCATCCTGTCTTCGGGCGATTGCCTGATCTACTCCGGCAACGATCCGTCGAATGTCAATGCCTGGTCGCTGGTGGGGATTTATCGTATCAGTCCTCCTGTTTCGCCGCGGGCGGTCTGCCAATATGGCGCCGAAGCATTCATCACCACTTATGACGACCACATCCCGCTGCAGCAACAACTGGTGGCGCTCAAGCTGGGGCAACTGCCTCCGCGCAGCAAAGTCTCGACCGCCGTGCAGAATGCGGTCCGCGCCAATCTCACCGGGTTCGGCTGGCAGGCACTCTATTATCCACGTGGGCGTCGGCTGATCTTCAACATCCCCAATGCGGACGGAACG